ATCTTATACATTATAACCGTCTCCTTTCTATCTCATCTTTAAGGGCTAATAAAAACAATCGTCTATTCCTATAGCAATATCTTCCAAACCACTGAGAGAGTTCAGACACATCGTGGGCGAATCTCCATAAATCCTTGGTGGTGCAGTAGACATCTATGGCCTTCTTAGCACTCAATGTGGTCTGTCTCTTGTCCTCTTTAATTAGATTCTTGCTCAGCTTCATTTGATTCCTCTCCACACCATCCACATCCATTATGGGGATTGAAAAAGGAGTCATCCCTGCCAACTTTAGGCATCCGCATACAGTTTCTCCGTACTTCGTGTGGCGTCTTATGTCCACATGGCCAAGTGCACGAACTATATTTACAGAAATACACTTTATTCTTGCTCAGTTCCATCCTCAACCTCTAAGCAGACTCCACATCCCTCTCTCCAAGCTTGACAAACCCTCATCACAAAAGTATGGGGCTCCCTATGGGGACACCAAAGGGTGCATATCTTATATCGGGGGCATAGCCATAACCTATTCTTTGATATCTCCATCCTCAACCTCAACCTTGTCAGTTATCTTTGGACAGTCTGTCAGGTTGTCTTTAACACAGAACTGATTCTCTTCACACTTCCTGCATATCTCTGTGTTCATCTTTCACCTCCTATGCTTGAGGATCCCCTAAATCTGTTCCCCTCCAGATGAGCCACACAATTATTAATGCTATTGCTATTATCCAGCCTATCATCTCTCACCTTCTATGCTGTAGTTATCATCCACCAAAATAGAACCTCTTGGTCATCCTTTGGGTTGACTTCAATGTCCATAGGTTGCCTGATACAATACCACTCTTTTTCGTAGTGTTTTAGGGGTTTCATCTCTCACCTCAAAACGCTCCCATTAGACGCATGATGTCAGCCTTGGCCACCTTGTCATTGGGATGGTTAGCCAAGTGCTTCTTCCATGCCTTCTCTTTGTTCCTTCTTGTTCGGTCAACCTGCTTCCGATACTTGCCTTCATGATGGACATGCTGGCGTCCCTTGGCATTCTTGCCACCAATCTGTTGCTTTGCCATTATCTTCTCTCCCTTCTATGCCATCTGACATAGTAGCCACACTTAACAAGGAAGTCCACACAGCCAAGTTTCCTGATGCCAAGGCTTCCACTCTCAATGACCAAGGCTTCTCCCACAGGAGTGATGCCTTCATCCCGCAGGATGTGCAGACATTTGTGCTCAATCTGCTTCATCTCTTCCTTTGATAGTTCCATAATGTCCTCCTACTTCCACGCATGACCATTAGGACATACGCAGTATATCCCATTAAGTCCCATCTTGAATTGTCCTATCAGTCCACATATAGGACAGAGTATGGTACTGCAGGCTATAACCAATGCCACAATCAAAGCCAACAAATACTTCTTTGTCTTACTCATAATATCACCTCCTTATGCTCCTTGGCTTGTTTAGTCTTATTCTCCCCAATGCACAGTGGACAGGAATGTAAAGATTAAGTATAGAATGGCGGGTACTCCAACAATTGCAGCCCCTGCTATAAGAACTATGATGGGGCTGAAAATATAGTCTAGTATGTAACTCTCTTTCTTCTCAGGTTGTTCTGTTATATCCCCTTCTCTCTTCCCACAGTGAGGACAACAGATATACCTTGTGAAATCATGTGTATGTTCCATAGTATCACCTCTCTTAATAAAGATGGGCAGTTTTACATGATGCCCAGCATGGATTAGTATTTTATAGCCACTAATCAAATTGCTATATTGTGATGCCAAATCAATGGCATCTTTTCTGCGTTTATCCAATCCGTTCCGATTGGCTTCTACTTAATATTCTTTTAAGGCACTTACGAGTATAGGCTCACTTACTATCTTTCCCCTCATTGGCCAATGGGCAGATAGTAAGTGATTATTAAGAGGTCTAATTGTGAAAATATCTCCCCCTACTAATTACCCCGCTTTTAGCCTGTGTCAGCGTGTAGTATTACACCTTACCTTGGGCATATCTACGAAAATAATGTTCAGGTTCAATCCCGAATTTCCTCAATCCCTAATCAGGGTTCAACGCTGTCCATAGTGTTGCCACCTTCACTACCTTTACAGCGATTGTGTTGTTCAGGAGTAATATAGTCGTTCCAGACTATAGAAGGTTACGCATCTCCTACCTATCCATCCTTTTTGTCTTTCGACAGGAGTTTTCCTCCACGCATTGCCTTGCTTTTGGTCAGGATGGCTTCGGATTCATCGGATTGGCTTCAAGGGTTTCCTTTAGTCCGCACTACTCATCCTGTCTATTCCATCTTATTTGGTCATACAGTTCTTTAACTGGATACCTTGATATGGACATTCAAGGACTTTCGTGGATGTCTTTACTCCCTACTCTCTGCCTTTCCATTCGTGTATCCCCAGTAAGTCTATTGAGTTTTAGGGCTTTGAGGCTACCTCTGTCCGTACACCAGAGACTTCAGCCGACTGGGTTGCGATATTAAGATACACTATGTTCTGCTTTAGTCAAAGCATAACTATATCTACATGGTGTCCCAATAGGACTTGAACCTATAACATCGCCTATCGAGCGATTGCTCTGCATTGAGCTATGGGACATTATGTCATATTGTTAAGGTCAAGGGATTAATGGACAGGGCAAAAGGTCATGTTACTATGCTCTCTTCACTTCATTCTGTTTCCTCAGGATGATTGTGCAACGACTCACAAGGTCATCCGCCTTCTTATTACTGGACTCTTTTGCCTTGATTCCTGCGGGCAAGGTAAACCCGTATTTCTTCAAGCCTTGCTCTGTGAAGAATAACATCGCTCCACCTTTCCATACTCTTACAGTGAAGTCGCCAGATTTGGCAAGGTCATCCTGAAATGCTACGGGGTTGCTCACTCCAGTCTTTCTCAAGGCATCGTTAAGACCTGAATATACCGTATGGATACCAGTCTTGTATCCCGTAATTCGGTCTTTCTTATCCTTGATAGGCTGTCCCCAGTCTTTCCGCAGGGCTTCGATGACTAACATAATGGGCGTAATCTTGATTACTTTCGTTTCGTCTAACATAATGGCACATCCTTTCTCCCTATAAGGGAACATTAGTTGTTAGTTGATAGGGATGACCATTTAGCCCTGCCCATTATCCCCTTGACCTTTTCTGATTTAGAAGCAACTTGTCTGAACTGGTAATGTCTTGATCAATCCAACAAGCTCCTATGTGCCTTACTTTCTGCCAAACTTCACTTTTGACAATGCCAAAGGGCAAGGTTTAAGGGTTAGTTAAAACATTTCAAGCACTTAGCCCTCCTGCCCGTATGACAATCGCCCATTGGCATGGCATATCGCCCAAGGGGGAGGGGGGGTCACCATACCAAAGATGTAGATGCCCCTGACCACTAAAAAACCCTCCACGGGGTCTGTGACCAAGGAGAATCTGTAAAATCGGCAAATCCCCACCCTATAGCGAATTGACCCCTGCCAACCGTCAGGATGCCAGTTTATATACCCATAGGGACTATATAATAGTATGGAGGACAAATAACATGGACAAAAATGACACAAAGCAGAGGACCCGTTACATAGGCCAAGTGGCCGAATGCATACTCTATGAGGATGCAATTAAGGCAACCAAGTATGTCAGCCCTTCTGAGACCATTAAGGCAACCCGGAGGGGAAGGAAGGATGGCAGAAGTAAGCACCAAGAGATGATCCTGACAGTTGGACCCCCCAACTATGCCGAAAGGGCGTTCATTAAGATTGCCAGAAAGTCAGGAGAACCATTCCCCATTCAGAGGATACAGCTCAAGTGGAAGAAAAAAGACAAATGAACCCTGACGACCTGACCATTCTCAGTTACTGTATCTCAATCTTCAATGCCCAGTATGTCTATGATGACGACATGGTCCAGAAGAGGATTGACGAGCTCAAGGAGTTCATCCATGGAATTGAGTCCCAATAAGAAGGTCTATCCAGTTGGCACCATTGTGTTTACCCGGGGTAGGATGCCCCTACTGGGTCTTGAGGGAACTATAGGTAAGGTGGAAAGGGTACAAGGGCAAAGGATGTTCGTTAGGTTTCCTTGGCCGGACTTCCGGACAATTGAGCTCACCCATGATGAGATAACCACCTGTAATGAGGTTAAGTACTTGGACTCGGAGAGATAATGCAGATAAGTAAGAATCAGGCCACCTGCTATTACACCTACCTCCTTTACAAGGAGGTAACCCCTTGTATTGGTTGCACAATACAGTGGTGTAAATACTGGAGGGACCAGAGGTGCTTAGATGGAGATGAGCCCCAATAAAGTAAGAACAATCAAGATTTTTTCAGCAATGGATGCCTATATGGAGCCCTTCAAGTTTACCGGAGAGGACCTGACCACAAAATGGGAGAAGGACTATCTGACCATTTACGATCGCACAGTCCTTACTTTTCGAATCCAGAAAGAAAAGTGTGTGATAATAGTCTATGATAGGGAAGGTTATGAAAACAGAAACTGACATTAAAGAGGCCCTGAGGAGACATAAGATTCTACAAGAGGTCCTCCTGGGGAGGGGAGACATATACTATAGGGAGATAGATAGGGTAAAACAACTTCATGAGCTTCAGATAGTGGAGACGGTCATAGAGGTCCTAGGGTGGTGTCTAAAAGATGACGAAGAAGTCCTACAACTACTCTGATGATGACCTCCTTGAGAAGTGCCTAAAGCATTATGAGTGGCTCCTTAGGAGGATATCCTTTTGGCAATGGCTATCCTATCGCGTATGGAGGTTCTTTAAGAGGTTGATATGAGAGGAGATTGCTGGTTTTGTAGAGAGAAAGAGGTAGAGTAATGGAAAAGTCCTTAAATACCCGGTATATTCATATGCCTTCTCATACCTTTAGGGACACAGAGGATCCTTCTTTTGAGGTCCCCTTATTGGATGTCTATAGGGAAGATGTATATTTGTATCCCCGGGAGGACCAAACGGATGTGGCAAAGTGTGATGCCTATCCCATTGGGGAGGGTCCTTTAAAAGACATAAGGGTAAGACATGGAAAAAAGTGAAAACCAACGCAACTGCCCATTCTCAAAGGGCGACTGGGTTCGGAAAAAGTTTGGACTGGCCGAGGGGGAAGTGGTGGGTTTCAAGAAGTGCCACCAAGGATGTTACTTTCAGAACTTTCCCTCCTGTGGACCAGATGCTTGGAATATACTGGTGAAACTTAGACATACTGAAGGTTTACAAGAAGTAGAGTTCTGTCCCTTCAGTTGGGAGAAAACCAAGAAGCCTGAAATTCATGAATGGATTGCGGATGAATTGGAGGCTGTAACAGGAGTTAGTACTTATCAACAAGGAGGACATCCATAATGGAACGATCTGAAAATGAGGTAATATGTTGTGACAAATGTAACAAGGCCTTTGAGCAGGGGGAAACCTTCGAAGTCCTTCTGATCAAAATAGATGACAGATTTAGAGAGGTTAGATTCCATAGGCAATGTAGTCCCTTGAAGTTTCCAGATTGGGTGAGTGAGTGGGATCGGGGGTACAAGCAGGCTTTCAGCATCCCGCCTATTACACCTAGTTATCCACAGTCTCCAATAACAATAACTCCTTACAATCCATCGTGGGGTGGTGGTAGTTATAACTCCAATGGGGCAAATCAGGCGCCACAGGCTATGCAGGGGTCACAGGCTATGAATGTGACAGCCACAGAATTGGCCATGAAGCAGCAAGAGTCCAGGCTCCGGCTTACACAGCAGTTCAAGGATCTTGGCCTAAATTCTAAGGCCATTGGCGAGTTATTAATGGAGGATGACGAGGACAAAAAGTCATGAAGGTAATTGTATCTGCTCACCTTGACACAGTCTTTAATGATCCTATGGGTACCATAGAAGATGGTCAATTCATAGGTCCCTGTGACAACATAGCAAGTGTTCTGGCAGTTGGTAAGTTGTTAGGGGAGACAGATGTCAAGATAGAACTGACCAATGACGAAGAAGGCCATATGGATGGAGCCAGATACGTATCCCGCGAGAATGATCCCAAGACTGCCATGATGATTGTTCTGGATGTTACTGAGGACTTTAAGAAATCAGTGAACTTCACCGTGGAGAATGTCTATGGTATCAATATGGTCCATGTCAAGAAGGCCCTAAGGCCATTTAAGGGAAAGTATAAGTTCAATGAGAAAGGGGAAGAGAGTGAGGCCTGGTTATATAGGGATATGGGATTTCCAGTATTGGAGATAGACATACCTGTCAGGGATGGCATCCACAATATGAAGGCAGTGTCTCGGGTAGAGGATATCTTAGTTGTAGCCGATGTTTTGAAGGCCCTGATAGCCTATTTTAAGGATATGACCAGAGAACAATTGAGTGATCAGTTTAAGGTAGAGGCTAACCATGAATGATCCCTTGGAAAACTTTATAGACTGGCAGCGCCGATCGATCTGGAGGGAGGATATCTATAAGCATAGGTCTAAGACCAGTTCTTGGAACTATGGACATCACAAAGAGACTAAATCCATGATCAATACGGTCGAAGACAAGATGATTGATGCCTATGATAAGACATACAATAGGGGAGACTACAATAAGGCCCGGATTGAGGACCTGTATTCAAGTGGGTATACTGAGGAAGAGATCCAAGTAATGACTGGTTTGTCCATAGGGACAATATCCAAGTATGTACAACAAATTAAGGCAGAGGTAGGAGATGAAGGTAACAAGGATTAATAGGAAACTACTGGAAGAGGTCTTTCGTTTACTCCCCACTACAGAGTATTGTTGGGGAAACATTAAGGCATTTCATGTCAGTGGGGATATGAACGGAAAAAAATATATTGACGTAAAGACTGAAGGGAATGACCTTCTTATCTATGATTACAGGGAGGTAGGAGAAAATGGGGAAGCTTGAGGTTGATGGAGTATGGGGATTGAGCTCTCAGGAGGTGCCCACCAAGGTAATTTATCCTTTAGGACACTGTCGTAACTGTCCATTGCTGGTCGAGAATGGCATCCTATGGTGTTCTTATTATAAGAGGAGGATAGATAATGAAGAAGATTGTACATTCTGTAAGATCTCCAAGGTCTTGGTATATGAAGAAAAATAAATCTTGCATTTACGAAATTAAGCCTACAAAGAAGAATATCAAAAGGTACAACGAAAGGAGCTACTGGCGTGGAATGGGGGCACCTCTTTTTCAGTATTGTAGGGTAGCCGGAGTTATGTTCAATGAGGGGGGTAGATACTTTACCCTGTCAGCTTTTGGAACCTGGTTATTCTTTCGAATGTATCTTTATATCCCCATATTCAAATGGAACTTAGAATTGATGTTTAGGAGGACTGCTTAAATGTCTGTAGAACAAGCTGAAAAAAAGAAGGCTGAAATAGCAGCAGTAGACCATCAGGAGAAGAAGGACATACAGGATATCCTTAAGGATGTATGTCCAAACTGCGGAACCCGAGTGGTAGACTTCAGTTACTTTAATACTGCCCTAATGGCGGCTCCCTTTGGGTGGATTGAGTGCCCCAATTGTGGAGTGGTTTTTTGTCCTGAAAGCCTCCGTCATCAGAAGATTTCCCGTTTGGGGGGTGTTAAGAAGGAACCTCTTATCCTCTAGCCGTCAGAGTGGAAGAATATACGGCTGGGAGCGTAATAGAGAGTATGGGATATGGTTAAGTTAAACCCCAAATATACAAAAGATCAGATCCAGAAGCTTTATAGGAAAGAAGGCAAAACTCCGGCGGACGCAAAGCGACTGTCGGAGCTCTTAGAGAACGACTTAATTGCCATCCGTAGGCGGGAAAGACGCCTATTTAGGGATGCCAGAAAGCACGAGAAGAACTATGGTCTAGATTTAGACCAGCTTTATCAGTGTGAGAAGGAGACAAAAAATGCCAGCAGGGTATCTCAAAATGAGAAACAAGTTCAAAAGTGAAGGAATGTCAGATAAGGATGCCAAGAAGAAGGCTGCCCGGATCTGGAATTCTAAGCACAAAGGTGCGCAGTCAGTAGGTCGTGGCAGGAAATGAGCAATGGAGTCCATCTGTTTATAGGACACCACACCCATTAACCATATTAATCCCAAAGATTTAAGGAGGAAGTAAAATGACATTTTTAGCAGGATTTGGAGGTTTCGTTGTAGGAGTTATCGCAGGAGCGATCGCAGGTATCATATGTTATTGGTACTTTGCAATCCATCGGAAGAATGTTCCGGCTATCCCAGCAGACCTTCCCAAGATTGAAATTAAGTAGCAAACCTAGTCCATCCTCAGCCGTAGTGACTGAGGTGATGTCTAGGAAGCCCCTCGGAGGCGAGAAGGCCAAACCAGTGCACGGGTAAGCCGAAGAAAGGGTAAATAGGGCCGTAACGGAAGGTCTTCCAGTGGCCACTGTTCCGTCGCGGGATAAATATTAGAGGAGGTTTTTATGTTAACAGTTATTGGAGTTTTCGCCATAGCAGGAACAGTTGCTATGATCGCAGGAGCCATGGGGAAGTGTCCCTGGTGGGTATCCGTTGGATGCCTATGCGTATGTGAACTTCTCCGGATACTTCCAGTAGGTCGTTAAGATGAATGGAAGAGAGAAGTTAAATGCTGCTGGAAAGAAACAGCAGAAGATTGTCATGGATACATTCCATGAAGGAAAGCTACGCTCGAGCTCTGGCCGTACTGTAACTGACCCCCAACAGGCTGTCGCAATCGGATACTCCGAAGGACGATCTGCCCAAAGACGGGGTACAGAAAAGAGAACATGGAGAGGGAGAAGCCGTACACGGCCCCGGAGTTACTAATGTATGAGGAATTAAAATTATTACATAGAAGAGTTGATGCAACATAATTACAAGAGTTAAGTGCCCCAAACCAAAATCGCACAAAGCCCCTAAAAACGTAAATGCCCTCTTAGATACTAGCACAAGAGAACCTCGCATAATTCCTTCTTTACCCGGTTATTATCGTAGTCCTTCATCTAAAGCAGAACCGGCAATCCAATCAGACTTTTCTCATATTAGACAAACAAAACGTACTAAATTTGGGAAAGAACCAAAGGAAGATGCTGCTGGTAACCCAACCAAAACGCCTGTTCTCTGGAGCGACTTGATATGAGGAGAGATTCTTATAGTAATACAATTGGTATCTGCGGGATTTGTCAGGAAGAACACCCCTTATTAGGGCATCATTTAAGTTATGAGCCTGAAATTGTTATTCAAATTTGTCAAAAATGCCACTCCTTCCTACACTTTGGGGCCAAGCGCCCAAGGGATAAATTATATATCTATTTTGATCTAATTACTACTTATGGGGATAATTGGGAGAATGGCATAGAAAAGTATAAGAAGAGTGATTGGTATCGTCATAGGCAAAAGAGGAATGGAGTTAAGGACAGAAAGTTAAATGGAAAGTGGAATGAAAGATATCCTGACGCATATGCCAAACAAAAAAAGAGTAGAAAGGAAAAATATGATTCTCTTCCACAGGAGGGACGCAGGAAAGTAAATGGATACTCCAAACGTCCCATCCTTTAAGCCAGAGCTTACAGATGGAAACCAGAAATTCGCACAACTCGTTGCTGAAGGTATGAGGCCAATCGATGCCTACAGACAGGCCTATCCCAATGCCAAGCATGCCTACCTATCTCAGGATGCCCAAAAACTCCTACGCAAACCCAAGATTCGCGAGATGATTGAGGAAATCCAGCAGGATGTCAGAGCACGCTTTGTTCTACTTGCCCCTGAGGCCCAAGAGAGAGTTTTAGATCTTGCCACTAATGCTGAGCAGGAGAAAGTGAGGCTACAGGCCAACATAGAGATATTGGATAGGGCTGGTCTTAAGCCACCGGAAAGGGTTGAGCTGCAGCACTTGGGAGTATTTGGTTCTATGGATCCAGAAGAAATCAAAAACATGATTCGTGATAATCTTTCCAAGAAAGAGGTAGAGAAATGAAAGAGACATTACCCGGAATCCAGGGTGAGTCAGTATCCCCACCTACATTGGAAGTCATAGCAATAACTATGATTCCTATTAAGCGCCATGTGAGCATTCGTGAGATGGACAACGGTTATGAGGTAACACTTGATGCTGGGATGCTACACCAGGAATTGATATTCGAAGATTATAGAAAACTTATTAAGGTCCTAGCCGAGTTCCTAAAGGATAAGGTAGAAGGATCTGCAAAAGAAGATAAAAAGGAGTGATGTAAGTGTCAAGGCAATTTGAGTCTCAGAAAATTTCCATTGCTTTTGCCTCTAGTGGTGCTACTGCTGTAGATACTACCTTGGGTACTTCATACTTGGGTAGACTATTGGGTGTAAAGGTTAAAGGGCATACTTGGACTACAGCAGGACATTCTGCTTCAGGAGCATCGGCTGCAAATGTACAGATTCTTGATCCTGACGGGGATTCCCTGTGGTTAAGTAGTGAAGTTCTTACAGGGGCAACCAGTTTCTTCTTTCTTGAAGGAAGTACAACCTCGGCTGGAATTATCATTGAACCCAATTGTACATTAAGGTATAAATTTCTGGATGGAAATATAGATGCACGATGTGTAAGTGGTCGCGCATATGCTGACGTTTTGGCCGACCTCCCTACTGCTACTGTAAAACTTTATTTACAGGAGTAAGGAATGAACCTTAATGCACAGGACCTAACTACCCAAAGGCATTTGGCAGCTGCTCAGCAGTTGTTATCCTACACTCCTAACAGCGATAAGCTAATGACCATGCACCAAGATGGTTCAAAGACTAGACTTATCCTTGGGGGAAAGAGAAGTGGGAAGACAACCTTCGGGGTAGTTGAATGTTGTTGGGCAGCCTTGGGGATCCATCCATTTTTGGATTTTCCCAAGCCTCCTTTAAAGATCAGGGTCTGCAGTGTAGACTTTAATAGTGGGATTGCAGGAATCATTCTGCCCATGTTTGAGACCTGGTTACCAAAACATGCTGTAAAGAAGTTCTGGTCAGAGACCCGGGTATTAGAACTAAAGAATGGAACAGAGATTGATTTCAAATCTTACGACCAAGATATAGAAAAGTTTGAGGGAGTAGAGAGACACTTAGTGTGGATGGACGAAGAGCCACCCAGAGATGTATATGAGTCAAACTTCATGAGGACTGTATCAGGAGGGATTAATGGAAAAATCCTTATCACATGCACGCCTCTACATGGACTTACATGGGTTTATGATGTGCTGTACGATAATCCGTCAGCCAAACCACCGGCGGTTAGCCACTGTCATGTAAGCATATTTGAGAATCCGCATTTGGATAAGGCAGCCATTGAATCTGTCAAGAACGATCCTGCGATGAAGGACTCATTAGAGTCAGCTCTGTATGGACTCTTTATTGCCAAGTCGGGTCTCATCTATAAGGACTTTGGTAATGTGAATATGCTCCGTCCAGAAGCCCCCAAGCCAGATTGGATGATTGTATTGGGAATAGATCCCCACGATCGGAATCCACATGGAGTAGTGTTCAGCGGCTTGTCTAGGGACAATGTCTGGATTGTCTTTGACGAGATTATGGAACAGTGTACGATCAAGGATCTGGTAGGAATGATTAAGACTAAGCTGGGGACCAGATGGCCCCCTGCCTTAGCCATTATTGACACCAGTGCCCATGCTCCACAATCCATTTCGGGACGAAGTGTGGCCGATGAAATGAAGATGATGGGATTGCCAACTATTCCAGCCTTTAAGGACTGGCAGCCTGGCGTCCTAAAGTTATCTTCCTTAATTAGTCCGGGGGGAGGGCAACTTCCTAAACTGTATGTGATGGAAAATTGTGCCAACCTCATTCGTGAGTTTAGGCATTATGTTTGGGCAGACTGGGCAAGGAAGAGGGATAAGTATAATCCCAAGGAGATGCCCTTAAAGAAAGATGACCACTTACTGGATGCCCTTCGTTATTTGGTCATGAGTAATATTGTTTACAGGCCTCCTGGATTTGGTTTTAAACCAAAGACGCCAGTGAGGATTAGTCCAATTACGGGTTACTTCTAAAAGGTGATGTTAAATGGCAAATGGTTTAATTGACAAGGCTACGTCTGCTATTGAAGCAGGGTGGCAGAAGATTCACGACTCTATGCAGAAAGACTGGGAAAAGTCTGTAGAGACTGAGCAGCATAAGACAAAGTCAACCTGCCCTGAATACACTACAGTCTATAATGAAAGAGTGAAGAGGTCAAAAGAAGGAGACCCAACTGGGACATCCTATACAGGACAATAAGGTGATGGAAGTTGTCAATTGCTCCAATACAAATGGAAGTTCCTCAGCCCAGGATTTCAGATATAGTTAATCCTCCTACACCTGGGTCAGAGCGTCTTCCCTTTGCTCCTAATTTAGATATTACTAAGGTCCCTCAGTTCTTAATGAAATTATTACAGCTAGCTGATCCTACTGGAATGATGTTGGGTGGGGCTTCTCAGGGAATGCAAATTGCAAAGGCTCCTGGAGCTGCTGGGGAAGGTATCAATTTACTAGATGCTCTTCGTAATAGAATGCCGGTTCTTAGTAAAGGAATGCCAGAGAGTGTTGCTTCTAGGGCTCAGCAGAATCCTTTAAGTCAGGCACTATTTCAAAAGCAGTTTGAACCCACAGGGGCTGCTCTACAAAAGCTAACCGGAGTTCAACCTAGTGAAGATTTGGCTCAATCTTTATTTCAACCTACTGCTGTGCATTCCTCAATAGCATCTCCCCGTGAGGCATCATATGCCCAAGCTCAAAAGGTGGCTAGTGATCTTCAAAAAAGGTACCCTAGAACGATGCAGGATGTAAAAGCCGAGATTGGACCAGAATCGTGGGCTAGTACTAAACAGAGGACGCAGGGCGTTTTAGGAACACGGGTTTCTGAAAATGATCCCTTTGGTGTTACAAAGAAGGCGTCTGTCATATTGGAGCCTGAAGGTGGGATCCTTCCCTATTCCATAGAGGGTACTGTGGGACATGAGTATGAGGGTCATCGGGTTATGAATATGATATGGGATCAGGAAGCCACAAATGCCAAACTAAAGCCAGTGGAGAAATGGCAATTAAAAGAAGTGATGAAAGCTCAAAAGTCTAATGAAGGGGTGGCTGAGTGGGTTGCCCAACAGCAGTCAAAAAAGGCTGGGATAGACAGGACTCCTATAATGGGACATGGGGCAAAACAAAATAAAGTTTATACCCAATTGGAAAAGATGGAACAATATGATAATCCCATAACAACTGCTAGAAATTATATTAAAGGTTTTATCTCCGACTTCAAAGATAATACCCTTCCAACTCTGAAAAAAGAACCTATTCACCAGATAATGGATAGGCTGGACCCTGTGGCAAAAAATGTAGCCAAGAGTAAGTATACTGATAAGGACATTGGTGGATTGATTGATTCAGAGATGAAGAAGGTTATTAGTAGAAAGCAGTCTGGGGTTATAAAAAGTTATAAAGGTGGGGGAATGACAGAACGTGATATCCCCAAAGTTCCGAAGGAAGAAGAGGGGATTCCACGTCCCTCAGGATATGACCCCAAGACAGGAGCCCGATCGTGGGAGTTTAATCAGCCTAAAGACTTAAAGTTTGAGGACAGAACAATCTACCAGCAAGAAAGATATTCTCCCAGAATGCAACCTGAAGACGAAATGATTGTGGCTACCCAGGGGGGTAAAGATGTGGGTATGCTCTGGGTGAGAAAAACTCCTGGTGGTGGATTTACAGTAAGTAGAGTAGCAGTAGACAAACCCTATCAGCGTCAGGGTATAGCCTCTGACTTAATGAGGGAGGCAGAATCTAAATTTGGGAAATCGAAAGGAGCCACTACGGCTGAAACTCCAGCAGGTAAGGCTTTTACTGAAGGAAGATCTGCTAAGGCTAAGGTTGAAGGTCATCATACACTACCCGTGGGTGGGAAGACTAATATGGATGCCTTAGATTGGCATCTCAGAAATCTCTGGGAGACACCGGGATCTCCTGGTGGATGGCGGACTATTGAGGATGTTACTCCAGAGTGGCATAAAGAATTAACAAGAAGGCAACGTCTGCTTAAACCACAATCTAGACAATATGGAGGACCTGTTGAAGCAGATCAACCATATGTTGTTGGTGAGAAGGGTCCAGAGGTCATAGTGCCTGATAAGTCAGGATACGTCATTCCAGAGTGGGCTAAGGGTAAAATTGGTGGTATGGGACAGTTAATGCCTGGACAGTTTGCCCCTCAAGAAGGATTTATTAAATTATATACTCCAGAGCCAGATGATGTTAACCCAAAGTTAGGATCGCTAACACACTGGGTAGAATCGATGACGATGCCTTGGGATAAAAGATGTGAATGGCATCCATGGTCATTTTAAGAGGAGAGAAGACAAGTGGCTGATTCAGATTTCAGGAAGAATCCAGTAGATTCGGTGACCTCTCTGTTTGACATAATCAAACGATGGAGAGATCCATATGAGAGTCGATGGAAGCGGTTTTATAAATTATATAGAAGTTATAGAGACGTACAGACCACGACACTCAAATCGAATATCTTTGTTCCGTATATATTTTCAATTGTTGAAAGTATCGTGCCAAAAATGCTAGGCACCCTTTTCAACACACGCCCCATTATCTCCGTTATGCCAAGGGGAGGAGAATATGGCGGGCTGGCCAAATTGCTAGAGAAGGTTTTAGAATATCAGCTTGATGAAGATCAGTTGGAACTCTTCTCTAAGATCCTTGAGTTCTTTAAAGAAGCTGTTATCTATGGAACAAGTTTTGCCAAGGTAATTCCTAGGTTTGGTGATGATGATCTTGTGTCCTTTAATTATATTGACATGGAGCCAGTTGACCTATTTAATATCTATCCAGATTACAGGGCCAAGTCAATTAAGAGAATGAAGTTTATTATCCAGTTGTCATATGTAGACTATGACGAGTTGGAAAGTCTGTATACACAGAAGTTCTATAAGAATGTGCCCCAGCTCCTTAATATGTTAGAGAGCATGGCCATTGTAGACGAGGCCAAAAGGAAAAGGTTAACCAGCGTAGGAATTCTAGATGAGTATGGTTTTGACCCAGACCGTAAAATAATAGAAGTTCTTGAATACTGGGACCGTGATCAGATCTACACAGTAGGCGCCAGAAGGGTATTGCTGAAGGAAGAAGACAACCCATTAGGCAAGTTATTGCCTTTCATGATGGCAAGATACATACCCGTACAGCATGAACTCTATGGCATTGGTATCCCAGAGATTTCAGAGAGTCTTCAGGAGGAATTAAACAGTGTTAGGAACCAACGGGCGGATAACGTCAACCTCATTATCAATCGTATGTTTATTGCTAACAAGTATGCTGATATTGATTTTGACAGTCTTGTTTCTTACCCGGGCAATGTTATCCTTACCAACGATGTAACAGCAATTAAAGATTTGGATACCCGAGATGTTACAAAATCGGCTTACATGGAAGAGGAAATAATCAAGCGCGACATTGACAATGCAACAGGTGAATATGAGTATTCCAGGGGGGCCACACCTCCAAGGCGTGAGACGGCAACTGGTATCGTCAGGTTGCAGCAGGCCAGTAACATTAGGTTTGATACAGTGGTGAAGTTGGTGGAGTTTACTATCATTAGGTCTATTGCTAAAGCATTCTTGTGGTTAGACTATCACTTCTTGCCAAGGGAAGATTTCATAAAGATTGTTGGTGAGGGTGACTATCAAAGGAATCAAGGAGACCTATTCTATTCCCAAGACCTAGATGAGATCTTAAAGATGTTCCACTTCCAGCCAATGGGATCATCCACAACGGCTGTGAAGGAAGTTAGGATCCAGCAGATTATGCAGGCTTATAAGTTGTTTAATCAGGATCCCTTTGTCAATCAGATTGAACTTCGTAAGTTAGTTATGGATGTTCTTGATTTGAAGAATCAATCTAGATTGTTGATTGAAGATCCAGTGAAGTATGCCCAGATGATATTGGCCCAAGCCCAAGAACAGGGCGGAGGCCCCCCTCCAGGGGGAGGTCCAGGCGGACCACCTC